GGCTTCGTTCTTCGGCTTGTAGGCGCGAGTCGGCACGAAGCCAACGCTCACAGCACGCAGACCACCCTCGTCGATCATGCGAAGCACGGCCTCGCTGACGGGGTTGGCTTGCTCGGTGAAGTAGGAGATCGACTCGCGCAGCACGGGCCGACCGCTGTCGTTCTCCATTGTCCAGTCATGGACGCGACCGATGGGGAAGCTGTCCGAGTCGTGGCCCCACAGAGCGACGGGGTTGGCCTTGAACTGGTCGAACTTCCAACCGCGCACGCGGATGATGTCGCCCATGCGGTCTTGCGTCTCGTCCGATGCGATGAAGCGACGAGTGCGCGAGCCATCGTCCATCTTGATCACGGGTGCGGCCACGCCGCGCACATGGATCGCGCTCGTGTCCGTCTTGATCGCGTAGATGTCATCGAGCTTCGCGCCGGCCAACTCCGAATCCGTGGCGATGCCGTTCAGGATTCGTGCGGCAAGCTGCGCGACTTCGCTGTTCTTGATCAGGATGTCCATGTGTTAGTCCAGAGGTGCCAGCACGCAGCGGCAGTTGATGGTCTCTTCGGGCGCACCTTGCGGGTCGTTCGGGAACCGCAGGTTCGGCGCGAACGCCTCGCCGGGCTTCCGAATCTCGCCGTCGAGTGCGAGATGCGAAGGACGAGTGGTGGCATCGTTCGACGACACCCACTGGATCTTCGTGACTCCCGCGCTCTCGTACTCTTGGAACGCCGCGCTGTTATACGCCTTGCCAGTCTCTGTGCGCGCGATCGTGAGCGCACGCGATTCCTTCGACCCAAAGACCGAGGCCAAGTCTTCGTCGAGCTCGGGCAACACCTCGTTCATGCTGCTGGCGATCTCGCTCGTGGTCGTCGGAGAGCTCAGGGTGACCATCATCTTGTCGCGGATCTCGGCGGCTAGCCGCGAGTTCACGCCCTCGACGATCTGCGCGCGCTGCTCCGCGATCATGCGCACGATGCGCGGGTCGGTGACTTCTAGCTGCACGCCACCGATGAGCTCGGCGGTATCGGCCAAGCCGTCACGCCAAGTCGCCGTGATGTTCGCCGAGATGAGCTCGTCGAGTTGACGCTCCCACTCCTCCTTGTTCAGCAGGAGGTACAGCTCAACATCGCGCTCAGTCCACGCCTTCGTGGTGATCGACTTCTGAGCCGTCGGGCCAGCCTCCGCGAACTCACGCAGCTTGGCCTTTTGCGCGCGCTCGTAACGGCGGAACCAAGTCAGGACATCCGCGGCCAGCCGACGCTCGGCTGCATCCAGCGTCTTCTTGTAGATCGACTCCGCGAACGCGATGCGCTCCTCACGCGTATCGAATCGCTTGGACGCGTGGCTCTTCGTGGCCTCGGCCACGGGCTGCATCGTCGCCGAAGCACCGCCGAGGATCTGGTTCGCTTGGGCGATCGAGATGCTCGGGAACGCCGCGTTGATAAGGGCCGCACCGCTGGACTGCGATAGCGAGCCCTGAGCCACTTGAGTGATGATCAGGAGCAGCGACTCGACCTGTGCGCCGTTCAAGCCAGCCGATGCAGCAGGAGCCGCCGTAGACGGTTCCTCGGTCGGCGCGGTCGGTGCCGCCGGCACGACGGTCTGAGGCTGGACGCTCGTGTCTTCGCCTGTGTTCGTGTCGTTGACCGCGAACACTTGGTTGCTCATCGGCGTGAACACCGTGTTGGCCGACTCGACGGTCTCAACTTCAAGGCCCAGCATCTTGGCCGAGTCATTGAAGCTCAAGCCCACGCCATAGGCCGCGAGCTCCGCAGCCAACTTGAACTTGGCCGAGTGGTCTTCTTGCAGCGCGGTGATGCCTGAGAAGTCGAAGCTGATGTAACAGCCGGCGAGCCGCGGGTCTTCGAGGCGCGACAACAGGTGGCTGTTGATCTTCTCGGCCACGCTGTCGAGGTAGCCCTTCACGCCTTGCCAGAACTGGCGGTACGCCTCGGTGACATTGTTGTAGGTCGCCGTGTCGTAGTTGCCGATGACCGGCGGCGGCACCTGAAGGATCGAGCACACCGTATCGCGCACCCAGTTGAGGGTCTCGCGCTGCATCATGTCCTTCGGGGTCGCGGGGTTCGGGACAATGTTCACCTTGCCCGTCACGACCTTGAAGCCGCCGACCACATCGGGATCCTTGACGGCCTCGTTCACGGACTCTTGGAGGCGGTACTCCTCCTCGTTGCTCATCCCGTCTTCGTAGTTCAGGAACGCGCCGGGGCCACCGCCACGCATCACGGCTTCTTGGTACCGCTCGGCTTGGAAGCCGACCGAGATCACACGGAGTGCGGCCTCAAGAGGCGAGAGCCCGCGCATCGGGTCGCCGGGGTTGTAGTCGTAGAAGTGAACCGTCGAGGCAACTGGGAAGGTCGGCGGCACCGCGCCGTTCGCTGCGTACTGCACCGCGGTGATGCGGCCCGTGTATTGGTCGCGTGCGTCCTCGACGATGTCACCGATCACGGGCACGATGACTGTCGGCAGCGGGATCGGTGCCCGAGCATCCACGCTCGGGGAGATCGGCTTGCCTTCAGAGTCCATCAGGAACCACCAGTCCTCACCGCTCAACTTGCGGTGCGTCATGCCGGCGGCCAGCAGATCAGGCAGACCCATGTCGGGGTTCGGCATCTCGAACAGCTTGCGAATCGGGTGCTCTTCGCCGACCTCTTGCGCGTCCTCGTCGGTCGATTCCCAGATGCTCATCGGCACCTGACGCACGGCTTCGGTCAACGCCTGCACGCACGCGTACACGACCCACGAATCCGACAACGGATCCTCGACCTCGTCACGCCCGCCGGGTGTGCTACGCGCGAGGCCGATCTGGCGAAGCAACGAGTCCATCGACTTCCCGATGCCCGTGATCTCGACCTTCTCAAAGGTGAGGCCAGTGCCGGGCATACGCTTGAACGGAGACGGTCTACGCTTGCTGCTCACGGGTATCATCCTCTCACAGTGTCGAAGCCTCGTCGCGGTCGTATGCTAGAGAGTTCATCAGCCAAAGCTGGGGACGCTCTCGTCGTCGTCACGGCAAGACTTCACAAGTCTACCTACAGTGCGTTGTTCGCCATCGCCACGAATCACCGCATCAAGCCCAGCGTCCTCATTCGTCGTGCGCTGGAGGAGGTAGTCCGATCCTCTTTCGGTACAACTCGGCCTCCCGCTCACCGAGCCGAGTCAAAGTCGTCGAAAGAATGATGCCGCCCTCGGGGTCACCACACACGCCGAAGATGATCCAGCCGCGCTCCACGAGCGTGAACAACTGGTTCGGGCTCAGTTGATCCGCGTCGCCGGCATCGACCAGAAGCAGATGCGGTAGCAGGAAGTGGTCGGGTGTCGTCGGGTTTCTCATCGCGCCCTCGTGCGTGAATCATCAGGCGTGCACGGGCCGTTGAGTCTTCGGTCTGCGGACACGCGGGCGAGACTACCAAAGTTGTCAGCGACCGCGACGAAGCACACTCAGGCCAGACTTTGGAACGACAGCGAAGCCCGGCTTGTTCGACGCGCCGCGCGATAGTCCGATGATCGCTGAGTCCCACTGGTCAGGGCTTCGACCGTACCTCTCGCGCAGGCCGTCCTTGCCGTCGTCTCGATGCAACGCGATGCGCGTGCCCTTCGCGCTGTCCTCGAACTCGTACCTCGCCCACTGCGACTGTCGCCAGAGCTCTCCGTACTTCTCGGGGATCTTGACCTTGCGCTCTTCGAGGAGACGCTTGGCGACCCAGTGCAACTCGCTCTTGCGGTCGCTGAAGATCATCTGGCCAGTGATCTCCTTCCAGTCGTACTTCGCAGCAGAACCGAAGTCCACGCCATCGACATAGAAGCCGAGCTGCTTCAAGCGATCCAGCACTCCGGCACCCATGCCGACCGAGTCGATGTGGATGTTGCGGGCGGGGATCATCTCGCCCTTGTAGCCCCATGACTTGGCAAGCTCGACGATCTTGTTCGCCGTTGCCATCAGGTCAGGCAACCGCCACGCGATCTGATCCTTGAGCACACCGTTGGCCCAGAGCGTCGCCACCGATTCGTCGCTTCCTTGGCGCGCGACATCCACGCCGAGGTGCAACTGGCTCGCGCTCGTTACCTCGCCCAGCTCTGCATCGAGGGCCGCGACCAGCATCCCCTTCGTGACGAAGCGACGCTCAAGGCTCTGCTCGGGGAACTTACCCAGCACATAGGCTGACCAGAGCGGCGAGTCCACGCCCCACTCCATGCGCATCTGATCCACCCACTCCTTGTCCGCAAGCCAGTCGGGCGCGATGTGGAAGGAGTCGTAGGGCACGGGGTCTGCGCCGTCGTCCTCGCACGCCGAGATCCTGATGCGGTGCCAGCGCGTGCCGTTGCGGAAGCTGCGCGCAAAGAAGTGGTCGGAGTCCGCGTCGATCGTCGGGTTCGCGGTCAACAGCACATGGACATTCGGGCCAGAGAGCGAGCCCTCGATGGCACGATAGACCGCGTCGTCCACGCCGGCGGCTTCGTCGATCACGACCACGAGACGCTTGTCACCTAGCTGCGCCTCACGCTTCAGCCGCTCGACATCCACCTCGTCGGCGTCGTTCTCGTCGATGTCCACATCGTCAGGCAACCGCACGCCGGCGTGCCATCCTTGGAAGCGATCGGGCGAGTTCGTTGCGATGCCGAGCGCGTAGTGCTCGGGCGCGATCGACAATCGGATCGTGCCAAGCTCACCCGGCAACGCAGGCCAGCGCGTCTTCGCCTTTGACCACATCGAGCCGATGCGCTGCCACAACACATCGCGCACCTGTCGGCCCGTCGGCGCGGTCGTCAACACCACGCACTTGCTCGTGTAGATGAATGAGAGCACGGCCAGTGCCCCAGTCTCAGTCTTGCCGGCCTTGCGACCAGATCGCACCGTCACGAATCGCTTGGTCGATAGCTGTTGCATGATCTCGCGCTGCGCTGCCCAGAGCCTCGCGCCAAAGACCTTCTTGCAGAGCTTCGACTCCTGCCCGCGGAACTCCTCGAACATGGCCTCGCCTTCTCGAAGGTTGTGCATCTTGCCAACTTCGAGGAGCGATTCGAGGAGAAGCAGGCGCGTCTCCTCGTCGTGAACGAATGGTTGCCTAGTCACTTGATCTTGCGATGATGGATACGAGCTCGGGGTTCAGACGCAGCAGCAAGAGCCACCCACGCGAGAGCTTGATCGTCATGTCTTCGTTCGTGTCACTGTACACCGCGTCCGCGTCTTCGCTGGTGTAGCCGACGATCTCCAGCACGCAGTGCGTGAGCTCGTGCATGAGGAACTCACGCGCGCGCCCGTCGTCGAGGCTCGCGTGCAGAACGATCTCGTGCAGGTCGGTGTCGGTGTGGGCCCACTCATCATCAGGCAGCGAGTCCGCGACCAAGAGCTTGTAGCGCGCGAAGCCTAAGTCCACCTCACCGATGTGCGCGTCTCGCAGGGTGTCGTAGATGTGCGGCATGGCGACTATTCCTCCTCGTCGCCATTCTCCCCTTTATGGCCCTCGATCTGTTCACGGTGAGCGACCGATAACAGCGCGACCAGCTTGGACTGGATGCGCGAAGCAACCACGCCGCCGGCCTCCATCCTGACGAACTCCATGAACTGGCCGAGCAGCGACACCATCTGGGAGCGGTTGAAGACCTGAGTCTTGTCCAGATGAATGCGCCATGCGCCCTCAATGCGTCGCGCCAGCTTGTCGGCCTGATCGCTGAGCTGATTGATTGCACGATCCTCGGACACGCCGTCACGCAAGAGTTGGCCTAGCACTTTAAGGTTGGAACTCATGCCTGCCGAGTCCCCGTCCTTCAATGCCTGCTGCGCGGCCTCGAATAGGTCGAGGCATCGCTTCCTGAAGTCTGGAGTATCACGGTCGGCGACGCGCTCGGTCGTTCTCTGGAGGCACGCTTCTAGGAGCGCGATGGGTTCCTTGAGGTCGAAGAGGTTGCGGTCTTCGACGGCCTCATCGTAGTGGGACGCGAGCCCAGACTTCTTGAGCACACGAGAGTAGCGGCCATGCTTGATCGGACGACCGCCTCCAGCGCCGTGCATCCTGCACACATTCCAGCCATCTACCGCCCACTGGGTGCACTTGTTCCCATCGCGTCGATGAGCGTGGCACTTCTTCTTTGCCGGCTCAGGCATGGGGTTTATTTTGAGTACGGGGTTCGAGGACTGCCTTCTTCCCAGTGAGGGTCTCCCACCTCTTGACGATTACATCGCAGTAGGCTGGGCTGATCTCCATGCCGTAGCACTTGCGGCCCAGTTGCTCGGCGGCGATGAGGGTCGTGCCTGTTCCACAGAATGGCTCATACACGGTAGCTGCCTTGTCGCAAAGGGTCTGCATCACCCATAATGGAACACAGACAGGCATTGTAGCTGCATGAAGATCGGAGAACTCATTGTTCCGCTGCGGAGGTGCGGTGTATACGCTCTGTACCGTTCCACGCCAAGAAGAGAGCGAAGACGACCATCCATTCATATCTTGAGGACATCACACCTGCGGCCATTTGTGGCGCGGCGTGTCCCTTGTCCCATGTCACGATATCCACTAGGTTTTCAGCATTGTTGGCAATGAATCGAACTAGGTCTCTCTTATTGCCGGCTAGTGGTTGAACATTGATTACCCACGCATCAGATACTGCGGCACGGCTTGATGTAAACCACCCGGACATAAGGGACATCCACTCTTTTGATGTGTCCTCGTGGTCGTCATATGGGTTTTCCCTTTGGGACATTCTCCTGTTTCCAGAAAGCGACACGGACTTCCCTAAAGCATATGGTGGAGATGTAAAGCATAGATCGGCCTTCATTCCATCCATCAAACGATCGACATCCTCAGCCCTCGTGGAGTCACCACATAGCAGACGATGCTTCCCGAGAATCCACAGGTCTCCGGGCTTCGTAGTCGGATCGGTAGGTGGCTCAGGAACCTCGTCTTCGACAACTTCTTTGTCGGCCAGAACCATCTTCTCAATCTCCGCGGTATCAAAGCCGGAAGACTCCGCTAGATCCTCGTCCTCGATCTGGATCGCCGCGAGTTGCTGAGAGAGTGCTTCCTCGTCCCACTCAGCAAGCTCTGCGGTTCTGTTGTCTGCGATCGCGTAGGCCGTAGCGTCTGCGCCCTTCAACTCCGTACGCACGATGTCAATGTGCGTCCAGCCTAGCTGCTGCGCCGCAGCAAGCGTACCGTTGCCGGCACGCACGATCCCATCACCGTCAACCACGATTGGCTTCTGCTGGCCGAATCGTCGAAGGCTGGCTTCAATCGCCTTGAGGTTCTTGGAGTTGTGCTTTCGCACATTCGCGGGATCTGCCGCGAGCTTTGATAGTTCGACCCGTTCGATTTTCATTTGTTAGTCCAGCACCGTCTTCACGCCGACCTGCGGTGACCACGAGACGGTCGGCGCGCCACGCACGCTCAAGTTGAAGCCGTCACGCGTTGTCGGATAGGCCACTCCCACGCGGGCCTGCTGCATCCGTTGTGCGTAGCCCTGATCCTTCGGCCAGTAGTACGGCCAGACCAGCACCGACGACAGCACGATCAGGCCGCGCCAGTCGCCGAGCGTCCACACGCAGTCCATATATGTGATCGCTTGCAGCATCGCCTCGTCGATCTTCTTGCCGCTGCGCTTGCACTCAATGCCGACGAAGCCGTGCTTCCACCCGGCGTCGAGCGCAGCCGCGGTCGGCACAAGGATCATGTCGATGCGTCGCTGCTGCTGGATGTGCCAGATGCCGATGCTCTTGCCTTGCACCTCGTCGTAGATCTTG